TAACCCAAACAAAATGAACCAAATAATCCTATTAATAACGGCTTTTGTGTTATACCTTTTATGGTTTGTAATTACCATAGTCTTAACCATTACTATTATTGGTTGGTATTTTTTAAGCATAATGGACGATTATGGTTGGTTTGATATTCCGAATCAAATTATAGACAAAACCATAAATCCTTAAACATAAAAGACTCACCATGGACCTAATCTCACGCACCATCCTCGGCTATACCGCAGAGGTCGTCGGAGTCAGCCCGGACGACATCTTGAGCGAAGTCAAGACCCAAGAACTGGTCCTTGCTCGAAGCATCTTTGCCGACATCGCCTACTCGGAATACCTCTACACCTACTGCCAAATCGGGCGAATCATCAAGAGGAACCACGCAACGGTCATGCACAACCTCGAAATCCTTGCGATAAACATGAGAGCAAGGCCCGACATCAAGTTTCTTCGTACACAGGTTTTAAACAGGACACGGGATTTTTTGCAACATTAGGAAGAACCCCCGCCATCTTTGCGTGAGTGAACGCAGAGGCTACCATCCTTGACCTTTATCGCAGCGGAGAAATCCGCAAGGCTTGCCTCACCATTACGGGCGGCAATCCGCTTTGGAAGGACCTCGAACAAGAGGTCGTCCTAATCCTACTGGAGAAGGACCCCGACAAGATTACCAAGATGCAGGTCCAAGGCTACCTGCGTTTTTACATCGTTCGCCTCATCATGAACCTGTACCGGGGCAACAATAATCAATTTGCGAAGAAGTACCGACACCACGACGAGCGGGTCGAAGTAGATCCCGAAACCCAAGAAGAAGGCAAGGACTACGACTCCCTGCTGGACGACCTTTGGGCTATCGCCCAGCAAGAGATGGACTCTTGGGCCAAGGACGGAGCCTTCCCGTACGACAAAGAACTGCTCAACCTGCTCATGCAGACCGGGAACATGAAGGCTATGAGCCGAGAAACGGGCATCCCGTACAGGTCCATCATTTACTCAATCGAACAGGCCAAAGCCAAAATCAAAACCGCAATCGAGTCCAATGGATATACTGGTTTTTCCAATCCTGATTAGTGCTTTAGCGACCCTTGCGGTCGTGGAGTTCCGGGTGCTGCCGGGATGGTTCTACGCTCTGCCCTTTGCGAAGCGGAAGCCGTTTTCGTGCATGACCTGCTTTGGCTTTTGGCTTGGCTTTGCCCTGACCCTGCCAACGTGCCAATGGTACTTGGCCCCTATCCTCGGCCTTGCCTCATCTGCCACCGCAATTATCATTCGGGAATGGACCTTCAAATGACCAACGAGCAGTTCGTAATTGCCCAGAAGCACCGCAAGTACTGGGACCAATATGTGGCATCGCTGACCATGCGACTGCCACCCGATGCCGTTGGGGAACTGCAAGCCATCCTGACCGCTCACGGACGACCCCCCACGAATTGGTGGTGCGCAGACTGCGTAAAATCGGCTCTTCAATACATTTACCTACAAGCGGACCTGTTCCTCGAAGTCAACCAAAACACCATAACCCACTCCCTGAATGCCCCTGCCAATCCCGAACAATAACGAAAGCAAAGAAGGCTTCATCGGTCGCTGCATGAGCAATAATCAAACCAATGCGGAGTTCCCCGATACGGCTCAGCGGTTGGCGGTTTGCGGCTCAACGTGGGAGAATCACAAAAGGCAGCAATTCGAGTCTTATTCGGACTACGGCCAAGAGATTCGCTCTAATGCCAAGCGAGGGATAGAACTCAACGAACGCAACGGCAACAAGTGTGCCACGCAGACAGGCAAGGTCCGGGCGCAGCAGTTAGCCAACGGGGAAGCCATATCGGTCGAAACCATCAAGCGGATGCACTCCTACCTGTCCCGTGCTGAAACCTACTACGACAACGCAGACGATACCAGCGACTGCGGTTACATCTCATATCTCCTTTGGGGTGGAAAGTCTGCTCTCTCATGGTCAAGAAATAAACTCCGAGAACTTGGCGAACTCGAAGGCGAAGGATGACGAGGCACAGGTGCAGGCTCGGATGGACTCGCTCATGATGGTCATCACCACCCTCTGCGACTGCATCGGAGCGGTGGACGAGTCCAATGCCCCGAACCAGTACGAAGTGAAAATGAAAATCGTAAACAAGATAAGCGACCTAATAGACAAAATCGAATACTAATGGCAGGCCGACCCCCAATTTGGAATACCCCCGAAGAACTATGGGAGGCGTTTGAACGATACCGAGCCGAGAACAAGGCCAACCCTTACCGGGTGCAGGACTATGTCGGCAAGGATGGGAACATGGTTTACCGGGACAAAGAGCGTCCAATTACCTTTCGTGGCTTTGAGGGATACCTCGCAGAGAATGGGGTTTGCCATAATCTATCGCAGTATCGAAATGGAGATAGCGACCATCACAAGGAATTCTTATCAATCATTACACGCATAAGGCTGACCTGCGACAAGGATATGCTGGAGGGTTCAAGTGCCGGGGTTTACTCGGCCAACATTGCCTCTCGTCTGCTTGGCTTGGTTGACAAGCAGGAGAACACGGTCCACATCGAGCAACCCCTATTCCCCGACAATGACTAATGCCGGTAAAAGAGCAGGAGAAGTTCATCCGAACCACGGCCGTAAATAAAGTCCGTGAGTTAAAGCGGTTCGTCAAAGGGGTACAAGGCGGTTCCAGTGCATCCAAGACGTATTCCATCCTTGCCGTTGAGATTGACTACTGCACCAAGAACCCGTACACGGAAACAAGCGTTGTAGCGGAATCCATCCCACATCTGAAACGTGGGGCCATGAGGGACTTCATGAAGATTATGACCGTTACTGGGCGGTTCAATGCTGCCCGATGGAACGCCACCGACTTTCGGTATAAGTTCGCTAACGGGTCATACATCGAATTCTTTTCGGCTGACGATGATTCCAAGTTGAGGGGTGCAAGAAGGGACAGGCTTTACATGAACGAGGCCAACAACCTTTCCTTCCACGCTTACACGGAATTGGCAGCACGGACCAAGCAGTCGGTTATCCTTGACTGGAACCCTGTCAACGAGTTTTGGTTTCACTCCGAACTGATGCAAGACGAGGACGTGGACTTCCTCATTCTAACCTACAAGGACAACGAAGCCTGCCCCAAGAGTGCGAAGGACTTCATCGAGAAAGCAAGGGTCAAGGCTGAAACTTCGGAGTATTGGGCCAACTGGTACAAGGTCTATGGCCTTGGTCAGGTCGGGACGCTTCAGGGTGCGATATACGAGGACTTCGAGGTGGTGGAGGGTATAGATGTCAGCCGAGCCAAATTCGTCGCCCTTGGGCTTGACTGGGGCTTTAGCAACGACCCTACGGCCTTGGTCGCCATCTACCGCCAAGGGGACTGCCTGCTCATCCAAGAACTGCTCTACGCTACGGGCCTGACCAACCAAGACATCGCAGACAAGTTGCGGTCGCTGGGGATTACAAGGGCTTGGGAGATCGTGGCGGACTCTGCCGAACCCAAGAGCATCGAGGAAATCTATCGTCTTGGCTTTAACATCAAGCCGGCAGAGAAAGGCCCCGATTCGGTCAGGAACGGCATAGACATCCTGAAACGCTACAAGTTGCAGGTAACCAAGGACTCGACCAACCTCATCAAGGAACTGCGGTCCTACACTTGGGCGACGGACAAAGAGGGGAAGAACACGGGGATCCCGATTGACTCCTTCAACCACGCCTGCGATGCGATGCGGTATGTGGCTCTCAACAAGTTAAGAGTAAGCAACTCAGGGAAGTATGTTGTGGTTTAACTTTGAGGCATGAACCCCGAACGCATCCTTGACCTGATCATCGAAATCGGGAAGACGGTTGCAGCCGTTTTCTTCATCATCACCCTTCTAACCCTGCTGCTTCAATGAACAAACATTACAAATTTGAACTGCATTGCGAGGCTGGCGTTTACTACGCTAACTCGCTGCTTGGCTTAATCCTTCAAGTCATTAGGCATCGCTTTTGGCATTTGACGCATGATGGTGTTTGGATGGATTAGTATGAAAGTCGTTCACTATTACCACATCTACTGCGGTGGCAACTGGCAGTTGATACTCAATCAGCACATGATGGCTGTGTGCAACTATGGCCTTATCAACATCTTGGATGAGATAAGGGTCGGCATTGTCGGTCCACCCGAACAACGCAAAGCGGTCAAGGAGGTGCTGGAGAACTCGATGGTGGCCGACAAGGTCAAGGTCGTAGTAACCCGGACGAATGCTTGGGAGCAGGCGACCCTTACCGAGATGTACCGGGCATCGCAGGAAGAGGAAGCCGTGTACCTGTACGCTCACACCAAGGGGGCTGCGAATCCATCCTTGACAACCCAACTTTGGGGCAGGTCCATGCTATTCTTCAACGTGGTTGCATGGGAGCGGTCCATGCAAATGCTGGAGGGTGTCGATGCGGTGGGATGCCATTGGATTACCAAGGAGCAGTTCCCTCACATGGCCGATGCCAACAACCCCGAAGGCTACCCATACTTCGGTGGTAACTTTTGGTGGGCTAAGTCAAGCCACATCAAGGAACTCGGTGAACCTGCAAGGGACCATCGATTCCGAGCAGAAACTTGGGTTGGCAAGAAACCCGACACCAAGGTCTTTGATTCCAACCCCGGCTGGCCTTCGCCTGAAAAATTCGTTGTAACTTTTTGAGCATGAAACTACTCGCAAACATCGCCTACCATCACAACCCCGAAAGGCTGCCAAACCTCATCCGGGTCATCGAGGCCATCAAGTCATATCCGGTGCAGGCCGATATCTTCGTGGACACCAACGACCCCGAAGTCGTGGGGCTACTTGCGGACCAACCCGTAACGGTTCATGCTCACACGCAACTCTCACACCCTTGGATGCTGACTGCGGTCCATCGCACTCGCATTAAGGAAACCTACAAGTACTTTGACTGGGTGGCCTACTTTGAGGACGACATGATGCTGCCCAAGGAGGGCTTCGTCAACTTCACGGAGCGGTTCGATTCGATGTTTGAGGATGGCTTGTACCCGTCCTTCACTCGCATTGAAACCTACGACGACAAGGAAGGCGAATGCACTCCCGACGTGAACGAGGTTCTGCCAAGTTCGGTTTGGTGTCAGTACAACGGCAAGGACTATGTGAGCCTGCCCTTCTTCATCAACTACCACGCTTTTTGGATGTTCAGCGTCAAGAGGCTCAAGGAGGTCCTGACCCGTAATCCGGGCGAACTTGACCACATCCCGAACAACGGCCTTTACCGGGAAAGCCTTGCCTCTTTCCCAATTTGGTCATTGAATCTAAAGCCTATGCTGGAGTTCACGGAGCAGGGCGAACTTGCGGACCATTGCAAGGTCTTCCACCTAACGAACAACTACAAGCACGGAAGCACCAACATTAAAACCCTGTTTAAGAGATGAAACAACTCGACGCTTTACGCAACACCCCACGGATGTACTTCCTGCCCATCGACTACCATTCGGGCAACAACCGGGTGGA